TCCAGCTCGTTATACATTTCCTCGGTAATGCCGGTATCAAGTACGCCCACGTCCAGCCGGAACGTGCCTGGCGCTTCACCGGTTTTCCACCACTCGATTATTTTGATGAGGTAGCCCAGCGGCTCAACGACGCGCCGGATTGCCCCGATAGTGCCCTTGTGCCGGTGCACGTACTGCGAGGCGGCAACCACGGCGCGCTTTGTCGATTCAGGCCAGGCTGAATCCCAGCGGTCAACTGACCACGCCCACGCCAGATAGGGCAAAAGCTCCACCGGGCATGTGTACGGATTCCATAACTGGCGCAGCGGCACGCTCATCGCGCCGGGACTTGCCAGCGCCTCGGCAGCAGCAATCTCAAGGGGTGTCGAGCCGGTCGGCAGCAGGCGCTCACTCATCCGAGCCTCCGACGGTCAGCGTGTAGCCTGTGCAGTAAGCGGCCTGTGTTTTATCAAGTACCACATCTGCAGCAGGCTTAATCAGATTGACGCGCTGCACGCCCTCAACGTGCATAGCGGCATACAGCGCAGACAGGCGAATGTCGCGGCCGAGGTGCTTCTGCGCGCTGACAAAGGCGGCGAGCTTTGCCTCTGAGGCGGCGCGGATTGGCTCCGCTTCCGGCCCCGGATAGAGGTACAGCTCGGCCACGATTTCGTATTCCACAATCTTTGCTGACTGCACGCTTACCCGGTCGGCAACCGGGCGCACGTCCTCGTCATTGAGCGCAGCGCTAACCACGGCCAGCAGATCATCACCGGCCACGCCGTTGCCCTCACGCGCGAGCACTGTCACCGTGACCACTGAAGGCGACGGGCTGATGGCTGATGCATCGGCTACCCGGCCGTCAGCACTTCTGGCATGGTACTCATAAGCGCCGGTTGGCCCGGCCACGCTCAGCCCTTCAAATGCGGAGGCGATGCGCAGCCGGAAATCGTCGTTACTTTCCATCACGGCGGCGGTCGGCGGAATGGTTGTATCGTCGGCAGGGGTAATGGTCAGGCGGGTTACGCCATTGTTCGCGCCGAGCTGGTCAAGGTCGCCGTCAAGTGCATACGCAACCATGACGGCCTTTGCCGCCTCGTTGATGCGCTGGCGCAGGATCAGCTCACGATAGGCATTTTCCTGCAGCAGCTTAACGATGGGTTCCGACTCCAGCGTCAGCGTGCGGGCGACGGCGTCCTGCTGGTCAGCAGGGTAAAGAGAAATCAGCGTGGCTTTACGCTCGGCCAGCAGGGTTTCATAGTCCAGCGACTCCACCACGTCAGGCGCGGGCAGCTGGCTCAGGTCGATAGTTGCCATAGTCTCAGCTCACAGAAACGGTTAAGGAAAAAGGCTGCGCGTTGTCGGTGCGGTTGCCGGACAGCTCAACCACCATTGCGCCGCTAATATCCGACTCAAAGCTGATGGCGGTCAGCTTTACGCGCGGCTCCCACTTCAGGATCGCCAGATAGCAGGCCGACATAATCTGCAGGCGCAGCGCCTCGTTTTGCGGCTGGTCAATCAGGGCGGATAAAAGCGAACCATACTGGCGGCGCATCACCCTGGAGCCGATCGGGGTCAGAAAAATGTCGCTAATCGACTGCCGGATATGATCGAGGTCGGTCAGCGCGCCGCCGGTTTCGCGGTTCATGCCGATATATTTTGCGGTTGTCATATCGGTTCCCCTGTCTGGCCGCCGCTGTCGCCAGGGTGTTTATGCTTATCCAGAACTTTGCCGTTTGATGAAAGTTTGCCGCCGGTATGCGTCACGTCGCCTTTCATCGTTGCGCCCTTTGTGACTTCCAGTTTCGCAGTTTTGAGCAGCGTTGTGCATTCCACTTCGGGCGAGTCGAACAGGATTTTTACCGCTGCTTTGATGGTTGCCGTCTGTATGCCGGTTGCGGCCAGTGCGCCCGTTTCCGGCTCGTACTCGATCACCGCGCCGTCAGGGAATGACCAGTACAGTGCATCAGCCGAGGCAGACGGAGCCGGGTTTTCATCCGAGAAAATACCCGGCAGCACAAAGCCGGTATCGAGTTCGCCGCCGAGGCACAGAACAAGCACCTGCTCGCCCACTGACGGCGCATTCCAGGAGCGGGTTTTACCCGCACGGGCGCTCAGCCAGTGCAGCCAGTTGGTTGTGTTTTTTCCTGTATCGACACGGCACAACCCGCCGTCAAGGTTGACGGCGGACACGGTTCCTATGCGGATTAGGTTGCGCAGCAGGCGCTGGATTTCTGAGATTTGTTCTTTCATGGCTGGAAGAATGCCTTGCAACTTGGGCATTCTCCATTCGAGGTTGTTTGTTGTTATACCAGCAAACGATGATAATGGACTTCGCTAGTACTAATTCAATTTAATATGTTTATGCTCTTTTATCTGTGTTCTCAATTCAAAATCGATGAAGTCAGTTATTTGCTCAATGACTTTTCTCCTGCCGAACTCAAATGAATCACCTGATAAAATATAATGATACTCATCATTAATTATGAATGTTTCTATTTTAATACCAGCGAAATCACAAAGGTTGTCGTAAAATTCAAAAAGATACCTAATCGAAGCTGCTGAATCTTTAGTAGTCAGGCCTAAAGTTCTATATCTATAACCAGCAATAGGATTTGTTTGTAAAGACCTTTCTGTCAAATCAAGTATCTCGGTCAAACCCAAGTGCAAAGCTAGTTTATATACTGATGGGCAGAAGTCGACGACATAACGAGACCAGGTTAACTCAGGATTTTCATTCTTGATTATAGAATCCAGCAAAACAATTAGTCTTTTTAATTCATTGCTTACCCGCATAAAGGCGACGACATTAGGCACTGGTGTTCCATCCACTGGCTTACCAACAAAAAAAGCTTTATGTACCCTCGGGTGCACATTGTTTTTTACTTTGAGTTGACCTAAGTATTCAACCTCGCCAACCTGATCAAAATAGGAAAACATTTCCTTCCTATGAGAGTGAAATAAATCAAGGTTATTTTTTTGCTTTGTGTTTTTAATCTGCTCTGCGGTCTGTTGGCTTCCATGAAATCTTGCCACCAAAATTGATAAAGGTAAGCTTAACGACAGTATAGCCAAGGGCAGTGCGCTAATTTCGGTGAACTTTTTAAAACCCTCTGCATCGAGCCTTAAATCATACCCTTCCCAAGCGTAGGATGAAAATTCTAAAAAATATGTAAATGGAGTAAAAATAGACAACCACAGTAACCCCTGCTGCATCAAACCTTTATCGGGATGAAGAGTAAAAATAAACTTAAAAAAACCCGATTTTCCTAGCAAATTTCTTGCATCTGATCCTTTACCGGCTACTAACCATAGCCAAGCTGAAACAATAGTAAATGAGTAAATAGCAGGCATAACAAAAACGTAAAGAAAAAAATCCAATTCATCAAAGTTAATCATATTTCCCAGTATTTTATAAGCTCAGGTTATGCGCCTGAATGTAATCTATTTATAACTAGGTTTTCAATCATCTGCAGCTGGCTTTCATTTAATCCCAACAATGGTCTAGCTTCATACTGGATGTCTTCCCCCGCCTTAGATGGTCGATCTCTTAACCCAAATTGATGCACACGGGCCATACGTTGCACGTTGCCCGCAAACTCGATCACGGCCTCATTCGGGCTGGCCTGCGTCTTCATGTACTTAGCCGTGCGCAGCTTGGCGAACATCTCGCGCTTTATCCGGCCCTTTTTGCTGCGCACCGGCTGCGTTTTGCGGGGCTTAAACGGCGTGCCGTCGGGTGCCTGCTGTCGCTTGATGTTCTGCTGCTGACTCGCGCGCAGCTTGCGGCCAATACTGCGCGCCATTTCTTTACGCGCCGGGGCTGACAGGCTGCTGATAAGCGCCTCCAGACGGTCATTTACCAGCTGCAGCTCGCTCATGTCTGTAACTCGCTGACCAGCTCACCTTTAACGTAAAGCTGCACCGGCCGCGCGTCATTCTCCGGCAGCGGGTTCTCGCCGACGTGGGTCACGTGCAGCCCGTCGTCGGCCTGCTTCACGATCACGCGCTCGCTCAGCTGCAGCTCAATGCTGATATCGCTGGCCGTGTCGCTGATAA